ATAAAGCCTTCGGAAGTTTTGGTATCCGCATATCCCATGTCGCAACCAATTACCACAGTTTCCCATCCTTTCTTGATTGGTTTTTCCTATTCCTAGTGTTGGACAAGATTGTTTTCAAAGCAATTCAAATGCTTCGATGGTACATTATATGGGGAAGATGGCTGTCAAATACGGCTGTCAAACTATGATTTTTGCTTATGGCTGTAAATTCGGGAAAAAGAAAACCCCCAGAGGTTATCTAGGGATTTTGGTTGGCGCGCCCGACACGATTCGAACGTGCGACCCTCAGAGTCGGAGTGCCATGACCGCAGGAAGCTAAAAACGCCTTCTTTCTAGGTATTTAGGACATTTGCCGTACTTTTCCCAACCTTACCCTTTGCTCATAAATCGCACTTAAAGGCATATAAAAAGTATATTCGGCTGTCAAAATGGCTGTCAAAAATTATTGTCCTTAAAGTAATCCATCAGCTTGTCCACGGACATTTTTTTCTTACGGTCGGAAAGCTGGGTATAAATTTTCATTGTAGTAGACAAGTCCTTATGCCCTAACAGGAGTTGGGCGGTCTTAACGTCCACTCCTGCATCGTAAAGGATGGTAGCGTAAGTATAGCGCAAATCGTGAGCGGTGAAGCGGTTCATGAGCTTGTAATCGTCTTTCGCCCTGTCAATGTCTTTGCGCCAGCCTTGCGTGTGCTTGTAGGGTTTAATGTCGTTCAAGGCGCGTTCCAAGACAAGCATATACCCATCCCATCCCCTTTTATATCCCGTGGCGGTAAGATGTTCTCCTTCGGCTGTCAGGCAAACAAATTCCTTGTCATTTTTGATTTCGGTGAGCATCCTTAATAAAGGCGGTACAATCGGAATGGTTCTTTCCCCAGCTTCGGACTTTGTTCCCTTTTGCTTATTGTGCCGTACGTCCCATGCATTCAGAACATGCAGTTCCTTTTTATCGAGATCCACGCTCTCCCATTTCAGTGCAAACATTTCACTTTTCCGCAGCCCTGCGTACATCATCACCATCGCCCATATCCCGGCCCTATGTTCTTTCCAATTTTTAAAGACTAATTCCTTCTCATGTTCCTCAAGCGCTCTGTACCCTTCGTACCAGCCGTCAGGTTTGGTTATTCCTACAACCGGGGATTCACCGATAATATGGTTGATTTTTGCCGTATCGAAAATCTGCTTGACCGTAACATACACTTGGTCGATATATGCGTCTGAATATTTAGCCATATCTGAAAACAAAGCCTGGATATGATACGGCTTGATTTCCGTCATTTTCATGCCTGAAAGTTTAATTTTTTTTCTCTGTTCATTGGCATATTCGAACTTCTTAATATAGTTGACGCACGTTTTATAGGTAACTTGCGTGTTATCGGCTTTGGTAGACTTATAAAGTTTCAACCAACGGTCAGCCCATCGACCGAGAGTGATTTCCCTATCAGACACCGCCGTATCGGAAGGATGCGTTTTTATGTATTCTAATTTTTTCTGTTCCGCTTCTTCTTTTGTTTGACCGTAAAAAAACTTCCGCATCCGTTTACCGTCAACGGTTCCGATATCAAGCTGGACTTGAAAACGCTTATCTTTTCTTTGGTTTTTCGTTCTGCGGGCCATCTAAATTCCTTTTTAATATCATGTTGATATACTGCGAAACCGACCTGTCCGTCAATTCCGCAAGTAATTTTACTTTCTCCAAAACCTCATAATCTAAAGATATCGACACTTTTACTTTCATAAGCACCCCTGCGGAGATCATATCATAAAGGGTGGCAAAATCGCTTAAAGTAGTAAAAGTTAGGAAATCTTACTACCATTTGTAAATATTTTGACAATATCCGACAATATCCCAATTTCGGTATTGCAAAAAATTTCCTAATTAGATACTATGACAATATCAAATCTTTCAGGGGGCTAATCATGGTATGTGTCGAAATACCTGAAGCGCCGCAACTGCACTATTTTGTAGCAGACGGAGTAATGTACATCAATCTCTGTTACGCCCCAGAATCCGCCGAATTGCCTGTACTTCTTCCGGTGTGAGGTGATCCCGGCCGTCAATCGCCACTTTTTCTACGCCCGCACTCTCTAATTCGGAGGGTGCTTTTATTATGTGCTCTGTTTTTATATTTGTTCTGCCTAATAAATAGTCCGTTGTGACATTAAAATAATCTGCTATTTGGGCAAGCATGTCAATAGACGGCTTTCTGCCGCTCTCCCATTGGCTTACAGTTGTTTGCGCAACATGCAAGCCCTTTGCTAAGTCGCCCTGGCTTAAGTCTCTAGCAAGTCTTAATTGTTTAATTCTTTCTGCAAACATTGAAGCTGCCCCTTCCTATTGCATACTTATCTATTTTATCACCAATATTGCTAAAAAAACATGTTAAAATATTCCTAAAGTTATTGACATATATTCTCAATCGTGATATTCTAACAACATCAGGAATATATATGTAGGTTGCAAGGAGGTGAATATATGGAACAGCAGTTTTACGAGTCAAGGCAAATCTGCGATATCCTCGGTTGTTGCCCCGCTCATGCAAGAAAAATCATGTCGCAAATGCCGCATTTTCGACTAAGCCAAAGTCATCGCTCTCCGCTTCGGGTAAAAGTAGATGATTTCAATAAATTTCTTGACGATCACACGATACAACCCAACGAACCGCAACCACGGACAAGCCCCTATGAAACCAAATCTCAGCAGGTCGAGCGTGAAACCGAAGCATGGCACAAGAGAAGAAAGGAGAACGCATGAAGGAAGGAATGATGAAACTCGGCGATGGGGTTCTTTGCGCCGCATACATAAAACCCGCAGGCAACTATTACATAATCTTAAGCGAAAAAGAACACGGAACTGCGGCTTGTGAATATTGGGCAAAAGGAGCGTCCGAAGGGGTCGAGGTCGAGGATTTCCATAACTGTGATAGGTATCGTGTTATAGATAAAATGTTCCACGGCATCTATGTAGGCACTACGACCATATGCACCCGCCTAAATGCCGAGTGTTGGGATGACGGTTATCAGTCGGGCTTTCGCACATATTGCGACGAGCCGAAAAAATTCGCAGTTGTGTACTATGCGGACAACAAAAAGCGGATTGTACCAATAGACAAAACAGGCACCATGTGGTGAAAGGAGAACGCATGATTATCGAATACACCTATTCGGAACAAGACCTAAAGAAAAGGTGTTACAAATGCATGCATCTTGAAACGCAAAGTGATTTAGACCTAATCGGGACATGCGCATGCCCGGACAACAAAATCAAGAACCGTCAAAGAGGCATTACCGATAGAGCATGTACGCACAAGGCAGAGAGAAAGGAGAACGCATGAACGAGTTACAGGTCATAAAAGAGCAGCCGATACTCGGCAAACAATTCCGCATCTACGGCACACCCGAAGAACCGCTATTCCTCGCAAAAGACGTTGCGGAGTGGATTGAGCATTCCGATGTATCCACAATGGTACGGTTAGTCGATGCAAGCGAAAAGGTGACAAACATTGTTTGTACCCTTGGCGGCAATCAGGAAGCCTTATTCCTAACCGAAGACGGCCTTTACGAAGTCCTCATGCAGAGCCGCAAAGAAAACGCAAAGTTGTTCAAGGCAGAGGTTAAGAAGGTTCTGAAATCCATCCGTAAAACAGGCGGTTACGTCGCAAACGAAGATGCTTTCATTTCAACCTACCTTCCCTTTGCGGACGAGCCTACCAAGCACCTTTTCCGCGTTACCCTGCATGTTATCAACGAGCAAAACGCACGGATCGAAGCGGACAAGCCTTTAGTGTTATTCGCAAACAGTGTGGAAACATCCAAATCGTCCATCTTAATCGGCGATCTTGCAAAGCTCATTAAACAAAATGGCGTTGATATGGGTCAGCAGCGGTTATTCACGTGGATGCGGAACAATGGCTATCTCATCAGGCACGGCGAGCGCTACAACACTCCAACGCAAAGAGCGATGGAAATGGGATTGTTTGAGGTCAAGGAAAGCACTGTAAACAATCCCGATGGCTCAATCAGGGTGACCAAGACAACGAAGGTGACCGGTAAAGGTCAAGTTTATTTCATCAATAAATTTCTCGGAAAGGAGGCCCACCTATGACACCCTATGAAACAATCAAAACCCAGCACCCCGAAATCCCCATCGATGCCGCAATAGCCGAAGCCAAACGGCAGCAACTCAACGAAAAGCTCATGCCCATCATGCGGCAACTTGAAGCAATCCGCGCCGAACACGGCGTTGAGCAGCTGCACATCGGGCTTATCCCTGGTTACATGTACGCTTACGATTCGCTTCAAGACGGTGATAAATGGATCCACCACGAAAAAATTGACATATCGGAGTCGACGGAGGACAGGCCATGAAACACTACCCTCTCTACCTCGCTATCATGTGGACGCTGCTTTGCGCCGTTGGAGCCGTTGGATTGGGGCTGTGGGCGAATGTGCTGGAGGTGCTGAGATGACCAACGTAACGCTACCTGAATTCCGCAACCGCATCCAATCCGGTCTCAAAGAGCGCAAAACGGAGCGAAACAAAGCAAAGGCTCGGCTGTTTGGGCAGATGAACATCACGTTGGACCTGCGCTACTGGAAAGCGCGGAAGAACCATAAGAAAAGGAGAGCAATATGAGCGGTGAAATTTTATGCCTCATCTACATGGCGGTGCTGCCGCTTGTGCTGGTTGGGATTTATGCGGTGCTGAAACGGACTAAAAGATGAAAGGAGTCACTTTATGGTAATCGCAAATGTCATTTACGCTTCGGGTGAGCATATCGCTATCACCCAACACGGCAGGCTCGTGCTCGAAAACCGCACTCAGCCTGCATGGGACGGTCCGTACAGCCGGCAAGCACATACGGACCACAAAAGAGTCGCCGAAAAGATTATAACACATCTGCAGAAATTGCGCGAGGTAACAACATGAGAGAATCAAAACACCGTGGCAAAACGGGCAAGGGTGAATGGGTATACGGCAGCCTTATCCCCTGTAGTGAAAAACATTCATACATCGTGGGGTATTTTGAAACGACGGAATATCTGCCTGACGAAGATATCATGGCTTGCAAGGCTGTCGTTCACAAGGTCAAAAAAGAAACCGTTGGACGGTACACGGGACTACCCGACAAGAACGGCAAGGATATTTTTGAGGGGGATATTGTCAGACACGGATACTCTAACAAACTTGGCGACTTTTTTGAAAGCGGAAGTGTTGTTTTTGTCATAAATGACGGAGCGTGGGAAATAGCGGGAGAAGGAGCATACCTCAAGCGGCTCACTCGTAAAATGATTGCCGAGCGCAATATCGAGATCATCGGCAACATCCACGACAATCCCGAACTGTTAAAGGAGAACGCATGAACCAGTTACAGCTTTTTAAATACCAAGACAAAGAAGTCCGCACCGTCACACTGAACGGCGAGCCGTGGTTTGTGGCGAAGGATATTGCGGAAGTGTTGGGATACACATGGAACGGAGTAGCGCGGATAGAGCACGTTCCAGAACAATGGAGGGGGGTCACATCGGTTGTTACCCCTTCTGGACAACAACAAATGGCGGTATTGTCGGAGCAAGGGCTGTATTTCTTTCTCGGGCGTAGCGATAAGCAATGCGCATTGCCGTTTCAAATGTGGCTTTCTGGAGACGTTCTCCCCACCATCCGCCGCCACGGCGCATACATGACACCCGAAACCCTTGACCGTATGATCGCCTCGCCCGAATTCGGCATTAAGCTCTTGACCGCCTTAAAAGAAGAAAGGGAAAAGAACGCAATCATGGCCCCCAAAGCAGAATACTTTGACGCACTTGTAGACCGAAACCTTTTGACCAATTTCCGCGACACGGCGAAAGAACTCAAAACCGGCGTTAAAGAGTTTGTCAACTTCCTGCTCGACAACAAGTACATTTTCCGAGACAAAAAGGGCTGCCTGCTTCCCTACGAAGCGAAAAACAGGGGATTGTTTGAAGTCAAGGAATACGTCAGCGACAACTGGACAGGTCTGCAAACCCTTATCACGCCGAAAGGCAGAGAAACATTCAGACTTTTATTGAAAGGAGCAAGAGCATGAATTACGCGGATTTAACCGATATCACTGTCAAAAGTCAGGTTGAACTTGACGCAATACCTGCGGATTACAAAGGGCGCATTTACGTTGACTTTGGCAAACCGTGGGACAGGGCGATTATAAGAAACAGCTCCGTTGTAGCGCGGGGGAACAGCTCCGTTGTAGCGCGGGAAAACAGCTCCGTTGTAGCGCGGGAAAACAGCTCCGTTGTAGCGTGGGGGAACAGCTCCGTTGAAGCGTGGGGGAACAGCTCCGTTGTAGCGTGGGAAAACAGCTCCGTTGAAGCGTGGGAAAACAGTAATATTAACGGTTGTGGTAATGCGCAAATTGCGAACAATCTCACCACCGGCAAAATCCAAATTTCCGGCAATGCACGAATCGTATATATGCCGAAAACAATTCACGAGTTCATGGATTTTTACGGTGTTAAACACACAAAAACAAAGGCAACGTTTTATAAAGCCGTTCACAAAGAAGGTGAAATTTATCACTCCTGTTATGACAACGCTTTTACCTATGCACTTAACGCTGTTGTTAAAAATAAATGTGATAAGAATACGTCGAAAAATTGCAGTTTCGGAATCCATATATCGCATCTCGACTGGGCTTTACGTTTCGGAGACGGTTGGAGCGACCTCGCCATTCTTGAACTCGAAACCGATATTGACGACATAGTATTACCAAAAAACTCCGATGGGAAGGTCCGCACAAGCAAAGCTACGGTTACGCGCGAAGTGCCGTTGAGTGAATGTGGGGTTTACGGAAAGACGCTTGCAAAGCGGAGGAATGGAATATGACACCCTACGATCAAATCAAACGCGATTATCCCGAAATCCCCATCGACAGCGTGATAGACCTTGCAAAGCGTGACAAGTGGATTCGCAATCAGCGCAAGGAAGCCCTCGCCAAAATCGGCTTCATGCTGTGCTTCGCAATCGTAACGTTCGTGATAATCGGAGCGGTCGCAATCGCATTCGGGTGGACGATATGACCCACCACACCAACATCTATCTCGCCATCATGTTCACGCTGTTCTGCGCTGCTGCCGCAATCGGGCTGACCTGGTGGGCGAATGTTTTGGAGGTAATGCCATGACCGTAACAAAATCCGAATTCTGTGACCGTATTATGGATGGTCTTGCCGAACGGCGAGCCGAGAAGTACGCACTCGCCCACAAAGAGTACAGCGATTACAGCAGAGAGCGATTTACACGCTGTTGGCGGCAGAAAGCCCGGAACATCAAATCAGGAAGATGGAAGGTGTGGTGAGGGACATGAGCGGACCGGAAACCTGTATACTGCTTTGGCTGATACCGATTGTGTTTTTGCTCATATGTGGATTTTTTGAGAGGTCGAAATGAACAAACCACTATTCCCCGAAATCCTGCCTATCGACAGCGAAATTCCATCACTCCAATACGCTGTCTGCAAGAATGACCCACGGATATTTATCCAAGCGGAGAAAGGCAAGGTGATTTTAACAAAAACGGAACTGATGGCAATCGTTCGGGAAGCACCGGCAATTATGCAAGTCAATTTTGATTACATGAACGGGATTCAATGAAAGGAGGCGCTTATGATTATCGGGGCTTACTACAACTGCGACACCGGGTACAGCACCGTTTTTATTCTTGATCCCAACGGCACAGTCCGAGAAGAAGTTACCCGCTCAAGATGCAGATAAGCCACCTTTGCTCTTGCACAGCATCGGCGGCTCGGAAACTTAACCACTATTAATTATAGCAGACGAAAGGGGATTTATGCAAATGACCGATTTAGAAAAGAAACTCGCCGAAAACTTGGAATTGAAAGATACCGTCCTCGAACTGGGCAAAGACTACGCACACGCCAAAATAATGGCTCGTTACTACCAAAAAGAAGCCGATACCCTCCGAGCCGAATACGAACAGCGTATATCCGACCGGCAAGACGAAATCATGCGGCTGCGGAAGAGAATCTTTGATTTGGGGGTGGAGGAATGAAGCAACTTAAATATTACTGGCTCTGCATCCAATGGCTTTGGGAGCATCGCGATGAAACGAACTGTCGGCAGAAGTTCCGTCGCATGGTCAGGGAATTAGAGCTTACTACAAATTCCCATCTTTATTGGTCGCTAAGGAAGTCGATATGACCCGTCAACAATGGCTTGAGGAACGCAAAAAAGGCATTGGCGCTTCGGACGCAGCGGTCATTCTAGGCCTTTCGCCTTACAAGGACACTGTACAACTTTGGAAGGAAAAGACCGGCAGGGTTGAAGCCGAGGACATATCATGCAAGCCCTATGTCCAATACGGGATTCAAGCCGAAGCACATTTAAGAGCATTGTTCGCTCTGGATTTTCCGCAGTACAAGGTTGATTATGAAGAATTCAAAATCATCCGAAATACCGAATATCCGTTCATTTTTGCGACATTGGACGGAGAACTGACGGAAGGCAGCAGAAAAGGCGTTTGGGAATGCAAGACTACCGAAATCTTTCAGCCGAGCCAATGGAGAGATTGGGACAATAGAGTGCCGAGCCATTACTACCCGCAGCTGATACAGCAATTCATAGCGACCGGCTACGATTTCGCAATCCTGACCGCCCAAATCAAATACACCGACAAAAGGGGGAATCCGACTAAAACAACCCGCTGCTACCATTTTGAGCGAGAAGAAGTCAAAGAAGATATGGATTTCCTGCTCAAAGAAGAACTCAAATTTTGGGAGTATGTCCTATCAGATAAAGAACCGCCGAGAGCGTTACCGAACATTTAGAAAGGGGAGCAAATGGAATTTGAACTGAAAACCAATCTTGAACAAGGCTTGCAAGTAATCGACTTCAATTATGAAGCTCTTAAAGCCGGCCTTGTCGAAAAGATTGAAAAGTATAAAGGTTTGGTCGTTCAGCCGAACGATATACCCATTGCAAAGGCAGACAAAGCCAATTTGAACAGGTTGAAAACAGCGCTTGACGATTGCCGCAAGGACACAAAAAAGCGGTACATGAAGCCGTTTGAGGACTTTGAAACCAAAATGAAGGAACTCATCGGCATGGTAGATGAGCCTGTACGGGGCATAGACAAACAAATCAAAGCCTACGAGCAAACCGTCAAGGACGAGAAGAAAACCGCTATACAGGCGTTCTATGAAGCGCAGATAGGCGAACTGAGCGAACTGCTGCCGTTATCAAGGCTTTGGGATGAAAGATGGTTGAACGCCGGTTTTAAAATGTCCGAAATCGAAACCTTCATCACCGAAACCATCAAGAAAACCAATGATAATGTGCGGCTTATTCAAGTGATGAAAACGCCGTTTGAGCAAGAAGTGCTATCTGTACTGTTCCGCACTTTGGATATGTCGGCGGCGTTGTCAAAGAAGGTAGACCTTGAAGAACAAGCCGAGCGCATGAAAGCATTGCAAGTAAAGATAGATGCTGAACGTGCGGAGAGAGAACAGCGAAGGGCAGAAGAAGCGGAAAAGCTGCAAGCGGTATGCCCCGAAGAACCCGTCGAATCTCCGAGTTTCACGCAAGTTCCTGTTTTCCATGTATCTCACGAAGAAATGGTACAGGAAATTGATTTTCGGGTTTATGTCACCGAAACGCAGAAGAAAGCGTTGAGAGCGTTCTTCATTAACAACAACATCAAATACGGCTTTGTGCCGAAGGAGGATTAATATGGGAAATAATAACAGCTTGGTAAAGGTTCCTGATAAGTCGGTGGAATACGATTGCGGCGGTCAGATGGTGAAATTAAGTCCGGCAATCATCAAAAACTATCTCGTCAACGGCGGCGGCAGCGTAACAGATCAGGAAGTCGTAATGTTCCTCAATCTTTGCCGTTATCAGCACCTTAATCCCTTCCTGCGTGAAGCGTACCTAATAAAGTATGGCTCGCAGCCTGCTTCAATGGTTCCCGGTAAAGATGTGTTCACTAAGAGGGCCATGCGGAACAAAACCTATTCCGGTCAGCAGGCGGGAGTTATCGTTCAGAAAGAGGACGGTTCCCTTGAAAATCGTATCGGGGCATTGGTTTTGAAAGAAGAAACCCTTGTCGGCGGTTGGTCGAAAGTTTATGTGAAAGGGTACGAGCATCCCATCGAAAGCAGCGTTTCTTACGATGAATATGTCGGCACGAAATCAGACGGTTCGGTCAATGCCCAATGGTCGAAGAAACCCGCGACGATGATACGCAAAGTCGCTCTTGTCCAGGCGCTGCGTGAAGCGTTTCCCGAAGAACTGCAAGGCTTGTATGTTGCGGAAGAAATGGGCGTTGATGAGTCCGTGCTTAATACGGAGCCTATCGACATTACGCCCACAGAACCCGAACAGCCTGTTGGGGATCCGCTGGCGTGAACCTAAATCTTGAAAACGCACAAATCTCTCTTGACCTTGATGGGCATATGACACTTTCGTTTGCCGTATGCCCTGAAAGCGTCAGGGCGCTCCGTACAGGGTTTGACGCGCTCAAAGGTATAAAGTTAAGCGTCGCCCTGAAAAAGTGGTACAAGAAGCGGTCTATTGATTCCAACGCGTATGCATGGCTGCTTATAGGCAAACTGTCCGAAGTCTTGAAAATCACGCCCGTTGAAGTGTATCGGCAAGCGATAAAGGACATTGGCGGAAATTACGTTACAGTCCCAATATCCAATGAAGCGAAGGACACATGGATCAAGAACTGGCGAAGTCACGGCATCGGGTGGGTCTGCGAGGAACTCGGAGAAAGCAAAATCGACGGCTACACGAACATCATTAGTTATTACGGCTCTTCAACATATGACTCGGCACAAATGGCGCGGCTCATATCGCTCATTGTTGACGAGTGCAAGACACAAGGTATCGAAACCATGACGCCGCAGGAACTTAAAGCTTTATGTGATAGGTGGGGAAATGCACAAAAGGACAAAAGCACTCCAAATCCCTAAATCAGTCAAAGAAAAAGTCGCGGGGCGTGACACCGTATATGATTACCCCGCTTGCATAATATGCGGCGCACCCGGCAAACCCCATTGTCACTTTATAGCCCGAAGCCAAGGCGGGCTAGGGATAGAACAGAACATCGTTACGCTCTGCGACTCCTGCCATTACGCATACGACCAGACCGAGCAACGCCCGTATCTGCGGATTTTGATACAAGAGTATCTCGAAGAAAAATATCCCGATTGGGACGAAACAAAACTGTACTATCACAAATTTTGAAAGGAGCAGATATGAACAACACAAAAATCGAATGGTGCGATATGACATGGAACCCTGTTACCGGCTGTAAGCACGGGTGTGAATATTGCTATGCAAGGCGAATTGCGGAACGATTTGCACCCCGTTTGAATGACGGGAGCATAGCAAAGGTTGATGGAGTATGTGATATCAAAAACACAAATATTCCGTATCCGTACGGCTTTGCTCCAACTTTCTACCGCAATCGCCTTTCCGAACCGCAGCACACTAAAAAACCGCAGAATATCTTTGTCTGCTCAATGGCTGATCTGTTCGGAGAATGGGTCCCGCAAGAATGGATAGATGAAATACGGGTTGCTTGCTCAAAAGCCGATTGGCACAACTATCTTTTTCTCACCAAAAATCCAAGCGGTTACGAAAAGATTTACAAGTACGAACTTGATTACAGCCCCTATTTTTGGTTCGGTACAACCGTAACGGATGATGCGAGTTTTGCAGAACGTGGTTACGAACTGTTCGAGGTTACACACGGCTGCCGTCAACCGCATAGATTTCTTTCAATCGAACCGCTTCACGGGCAGATAAAAGAAAAATCGTTGCGAAATGCCTGTCTTTTAGATTGGATCATTATCGGCGCAGAAACAGGCAACCGCAAAGGCAAGGTCACCCCGAAGCGTGAGTGGATTGACGATATCGTAAGCGCCTGCGACAGAGGGGGCGTTCCTGTCTTTATGAAAAACAGCCTTATCCCAATTATGGGCGAAGAAAACATGAGACGAGAGTTTCCTAAAGGAATGAAAGGAGTAAACACATGAATCGTGTGATTTTAATAGGGAATTTGACCAAAGACGTAGAGGTACGTTCAACACCGTCCGGCGTGACCGTAGCGAATTTCACCATCGCCGTGAACCGCAGATTCAAAGACGCAAGCGGCGAGAAGAAAACTGAGTATTTCACTTGCATCGCATGGCGTCAGCTTGGCGAAATGTGCGGCAAATATCTTGCAAGAGGCAAAAAGGTCTGTGTAGTCGGCGAGTTGCAAACCCGAAGCTACGAAGCCAAAGACGGCACAAAGCGGTACATTACAGAGATTGTCGCTGATGAAGTGGAATTCCTTACGCCCAAAACGGAGCGGAGCGATGTGAACGGGTTCACACAGGATGAGTTTGGAACCGAGGTAGATGATGAACTGCCCTT